CCAAAACCTGGCCAAGAATATTTTCCAGATCTTGCACCTCATAAAGATGCGGATGGTTCGTCTGAGGGCCCTCCGCGTACAGGCGCTGCCGGGTATTGTATCGGGCCGTTTTATCGTAATGTCATCCTAGAAGACGCTAGTGGTCAATGTAAAGTAATAGATGGTTCGGTAACACAGAAATCGCCTAAATTTAAAGTGTCAGAAGCACCTATTGATGCAGTTGAATTTTTCATCGATGACGAACCCGGTAATCAAGAAAATGGAAGACTGCGTAAATACTTAGGTACTAGTTATAATTCTTTCGTTCAAGGCCGAAAGAGCGAAGGGTTCGAGGAGCCGTCTGGATTACCGGTTAATGGTGGTCAGGACATTAAAATTTCATATAAAGATCCGGATACGGGTGAAGATAGAACTGTAAATACTCAAGTCGCTGGATTAAATAAATCTGGTACGCGAAAGCAGGGAGCGCCTGCAAAAAATGATAATTTTGGAAATCCACTGACACCGGAAGATCTAATTGCATTTGGTTATGGTCAACCAGAATTAGATACCGGCACTGAAATTCAAAACTGGGTTAAGGATGACAACGGAATACAAAATGTTTTAGGTATAAAATTTGATAGCAACTCTGATAAAGGTAAAGCATGGGGAGGCGACGGAAATAATAAACGTTATAGTAAAGATGAAGCAGAAGATCCAGTCGTATCATATATGGCAAATGCACGTGTTGCATTAGCTACACCAGCACCGGATACTGGCGAAGAAGGATTAAGTCAAGCTGACCCGCGTACATGGGGGCCATGGACTGAATATGCTAAAGAATCTGATAAAGAACGTCGTTTCAAACATTTAGTACCAGATGCCGCATCATTTGCCGCGGCGTTAGCAGCTACTCCGGATCCATCATTTAATGAAACACCGGGCGTCGCGATTAATGGAAAACCAGCACTGCCGGCATTGAACAAGTCATATTGGGGATATCGCTTACGTGAAGTCTTTGACGAATCTAAAGGTGATCCTGCGAGTCAAGCAATATCCGCCGGAGAGAAACCGCAACCAAATTCAGCCGGCGTAATATTAGAAAACATTAAAGGTTGTGCCGGTCCAGTACCTCCATTAATAATTAAAGAAAAAGGTAGTTCATGTGAGTTTGAATGGTCTAATGCAACAGTTCTAGTTAAACAAGGAAAGGTTGGTCGCGCCGATGGTAAAGAGTTCAAACGTACTGATACAAACCATCCGTCAAATCATGACATGTATCATACAATTGCATTACATTTCATGGGAAGTAAAGGCGTTGCAGAAACCATCGATGCTAAAGTTACCGGTGAAATGAATGGTGGTATGATATATTTTGATGCCACAAAACAAATTTTATTTCCATTTGTACCTCCGCCTGCAATTAAACCATTTATGCCAAACACGGCTAAAGTGAATTGGTAATCAAAAGTTTCTGATTTGTAACCATTCCATATTTATATAAAATGGAAAACTATGGATACTAAATCATTTACATCTTTACTTCGAAAAATCATAAGAGAAGAAGTTAGGTCTGCGGTTCGGGAGGAAATGAAAACCTTATTAAATGAACGCAAAACCGATCACAAACATGTTATACAGCATGGTTCTCGATTGCATCAGATGACCGAAAAAAACCCGTATGATATTACATTTTCAGCTAAATCAACAAAGCCTGCAAAACCAAAACAGTTTGTAAAAGATTCGATGCTGAATGATCTTTTAAATGAAACGGCGTTGTCATCAGCTGAAATTGAACAGGAATGGCCTACAATGAATTTTCAATCGGAAATGGCACAGGCATATGGAGGCGGTCAAACCGCAGTCGCTCCGCCAACTGATTTTGATCATCGACCTGTTAATATGGATAATCCAGCCGTTGTAGCAACTGTTGATGCAATGACGCGTGATTATTCGGCTTTAATGAAAGCCATTGACAAGAAAAAAGGTATTAAATAATGGGTCAAAGACCAATATATCAATATCAAATAAATCGTTCCAATCCAGATCGAGCCGTCGGTATATTGCTTCCGTTTAACAAACCAGTTGAAGGTAAAGCAATTGCGGATAATTATGCTTCAGGGTCAATAGGCGCCGGTGGTGTTTTTATTCAATCATATACAACTGAGTTACAGTCAATATCAAATTTAAAAAATTTATTGTTGACTCGTAAAGGCGAGCGTTATATGCAACCTAATTTTGGTACAGATATATATGCAACTGTATTTGAACCAAACACGGATCTTACTCGAGAAAATTTGCAATTGTCATTACAAGATGATATCGAATTTTGGTTACCGTACATTCAGTTGTCAGCAATCGAAGTGATTGGAAATGTAGACTCATATAGTATATCAATTAGAATTAGATATACAGTACAAAACTCAAATACTGAAAGAGTTATCATAGTGTTAGCAAATGAAAACGAAATTATTCTTTCTGAAATTGATAATAACCCGGCTAAGTTAGCTCAGGTTGGTTATTTTTAAGGATGACATATGGATTTAATTAAAAAAGACGTTAAATATCTAAACAAAGATTTTGCCCAATTTCGAGCAAATCTAATTAATTTTGCACGTCAATATTTTCCAAACAGCTATAATGATTTCAATGAATCATCGCCTGGTATGATGTTTATGGAAATGGCGTCATATGTTGGTGATGTACTTTCATATTATACAGATCAATCTTTCCGTGAATCAGTATTGGCTAATGCACAAGAAAATGCAAATGTATTGCAATTAGCTCAGTTATTTGGTTACCGTACAAAATTGAATACGCCAGCAACGGTTGTGTTAGATGTTTACCAGTTAGTACCAGCAAAAGGCACTGGTAACTCTGCAGAACCTGATTACAATTATGCACTATCCGTTAAAGAAAATGTACAGGTACAGACCATCGAAGGTATCAACTTTGTAACAACTCAACCGGTTGATTTTGCTGTTGATACGGCAGCAGATCCGCGCGAGGTGTCTGTATACTCAACAGATAACATTGGTAATATTGATTTCTATCTGTTAAGAAAACAAGTACCGGCTAAATCAGGTGAAATAAAAACTAAAACATATACATTTACAGCTCCTAAGCCATATGATAAAATCACATTGCTAGAAACAAATGTATTGGATGTGATTGAAATTCTAAGTAGTAGCGGTGATGAATGGCTTGAAGTAGACTATTTAGCACAGGACACTGTATTTGAAGCAATTGCAAATGTACCGTTCAATGACGCAGATTTATCTGATAACAGAAGTTCAGTACCTTACATTCATCACTCGTGTACGTAATGATCAGAAATTAGACATTCAATTCGGTGCTGGTGTAAGCTCTGACTCTGACGAAGAACTTATTCCTAATCCAAAAAACGTTGGAATGGGTTTAGAATATCTTAGTCGTACCACTGCAGTCGATGTTGATCCTACAAACTTTTTACGTACTAGTACATATGGATTAGCTCCTAACAATGAAACATTGACAGTGCGATATACAATTGGTGGTGGTTTACATGAAAATGTATCTGCCAATGCATTAAATGTGGTTACAGATATTCAGTACAACAGCGTTAATACACCAGATGTAAATTTTGATTTTGTTAAAACAACGATTGCATTTAACAATCCAGAACCAGCTGCCGGCGGTAAAACTAAACAAGACATTGAAGGCATTCGACAGAATGCAATTGCTCATTTTGCATCGCAGAATCGAATGATAACGCGTGAAGATTATATTGCACGTTGTTTCATGATGCCAGCTAAATTTGGTGCGGTTGCTAAGGCATATGTAATTGGCGATTCTCAACAAAATACCGCCGATGTAACCTATCCTCGCGAGACGATTTCAAATCCATTAGCTCTGAATTTATATACATTGGCCTACAATGATCAGAAACAGTTGATTCCATTGAACACATCTCTTAAAGAAAATTTACGTACATACCTATCACAATTTCGTATGCTAACAGATGCCATTAATATTAAGACTGCTTACATTGTTAATATCGGTGTAGAAGTTGATATCATTCCTACATCAAACAGTAATAGCCAAGAAGTAATTTTGCGCGTTGTTAACCGTTTGAAAGAATTGTTTGAAGTTGATAGAATGCAAATTAATGCGCCGATCATCATTCCTAACATCATGGCTGAATTAGATAAAGTACGTGGTGTACAGACTGTCGCTCGGTTTGAATTAACCAATTTATATAACTCTGCATTAGGGTATTCTCCTTATGTATACGATATAAACGCAGCCACGAAGAATGGAATTATTTATCCTAGTTTAGATCCAATGATATTTGAAATTCGGTTTCCGAATAAAGATATTAAAGGAAGAATTATAAGTTAATTTTTTGGAAGTGTACTATGTATCAATTATATTATATCGATAGAGATGCTACTTTATATGAACGTAAACCTACGCAGAATACGGGTATAGACCCTATAGTAGAGTTAACAAAAATTGCATCTGGTAGTAACTTCGAAGGTGCTATACAATCCAAAACATATAATACACGTATCTTATTAGATTTTGCAACACAGATAACAGCTCTGTCACAATCAATAGTCAACGGCGAAATACCTAAATTAGGATCACATCCTTTGTCAGCATCAGTGTATTTAACTATGATTGCAGCAGATGCTTCTGATTTACCATTATCATTTGATCTTAAAGCATTTCCTGTATCACAATCATGGGTAATGGGCAATGGTTATAAAATTGACAATCCAATAACTAAAAAAGGTGTTTCTTGGTACTACCGCGATGCAGAAGATCCGGGTACGAGATGGAACACAGGTTCTGCCGCCTCATCGGGTGATGCTTCAACTACTGAATTGTTAGGTGGAGGCGCTTGGATGACTGGTTCTGGTTATGAAGCAAGTCAATCATTTTCAAATCCTAGATCATTAGATGTTCGTATGAACATTACTGACATTACCGAAAAATGGTTAAATGGTTCAATTGCTAATAATGGACTGATATTGAAACGACCTACCGCGGATGAGCGGTCTGGTAATGTATTTGGCAGTATCAAATATTATGGAAATGAGACTCATACAATTTTCATTCCGCGTTTAGAAGTAGCATGGGATGATACAGTCACATCAGGTACTGGATCGTTTAACGCTATATCATCTGATACATATGTACCATATTTTAAAAATATTAGACCATCGTATCGTACTGATGACAAGGCAATACTACGAATTGGTGTGAGGCCAGAATATCCAGTACGAAATTATGGAACTGGTTCAGTTTATTTAACTGAATACAGGTTACCAACATCAAGTTATTATAGTGTTACAGATGCATATACAAACCAAACTGTCATACCTTATGATACAAAAGCTACAAAAATTTCTTGTGATACCAATGGATCATTTTTCAAAATACGTATGAGTACATTAATGCCAGAACGGTATTACAGAATTTTATTGAAAATTGAACGTAATGGTGGTGATGATGTGCAGATACATGACAATGGATATTATTTCAAAATAGAGCAATACAATGGCAGATAATCAGTTTTCAAATAGACCGGGAGAATCAAGTGATATCAATGAACGTGAAATTATCGTTCGTGAATTACTCAAAGAATTTCCAAATGATCCGTTACTACAACAAGGAATTTTATCTCCAGAACAGAAACCTGAAGTTAAGCCTGTAACAGACATTGCAAAACGAAATCCGGCTAGTGGTTTATTGGAAGTAGATGCCGATGTATCCGCTGTATATGCTGAATACAATTTAAGTAAGCTGTTGCCAGGACTAGATGAAGATGCTTTGGATGAAGCTTTGGATGACGAATTCACTACTTTCATTGTTAATGAACCAGGCTCAGGATTGCCAGTACCAGTTGTATCAGGTTTGTTTTATATAACTACCACAATGCCTGGCGACTTTCATGACATGTATATTCAATATGGTGTTGAACGTATACCTGAAATGTTAGCAAGTGGTATGGATGATGAATCAATTCAACGTAATTTATTTTGTGTATGGTATGTCGAACGAAATAAAGCTCGTCCAATTCCAAACTATAAAACATTAGAAGTAATGCTTGTTGAGCGTAATTTAACGTATGACTCAGTTGCTGTTGCAACCGCTGATGACATTAGAGCATATGATTTACGTTTGGATGGTCGATATGAACAGTATACTTTAACTGATGAAAATGGAAATACATTACCTCCGCCAACATTTATCGATGAATTAGTTGTACGTCAAGTGATTAATCGTAGTCCGGAATGGAACACAAAAATTAGATATTTGTCAGGATATCGTCCTGGTAAAACATTTAATGCATCTATTGCAGCGTTAGGAGTTAATTTTTTACGTGATCCAGCTGATTACATTCGCCCGAAAGAAAAACGTGTATCAATGTTCATAGAAACAGTTGAGGATGAAAATGGACTTTCATATTCACGTAATGTTCTTCCGCGCGAAGCTAGACAACGTCAAGAAATTTTAGCTCAATTAACAGATGATCCGGCATTGCAACAGCAATATGGATTAGAAGAGTATACCGGTCCTATAAACCCAATTTCAACACCTCAATTATTTTCATTGTTAGATGAAGATCCATATGATCTTTATTATGACTCCGCATTTCGTCCTTCAAGGATTGAAAACATGCGTGCCGAAATGGAAGGAAAATTAGTATTGCCAGAGTGGTCAAAAGCAGCATTGCAAACAGCATTTGACGCTGCAGTCACGTCTGGTACTGATGAGTTAAGATTCGATGATCTATTTTTAGATTTGAGCATGATGGTATTTGGCCATTTCAAACAAGTACAAGACATCAATGTTTTGAAACGTATCGCGACAGACCTTAATATTGACATATCAGATTATGACAGTACTAGGGAAGTGAAATTAGAAGGTACGGATGTGTTAGATCAAAATCAATTTGCTGCATTATCTGATATACGTGGTATTATCAATGTAATGTATCTACGTGGAGCAATTAAATTGCTAGGCGGACGTACTGATGAATATTGGACTACATTTGCTAAAATTGGAAACGTTGATCAGTTAGATATTGTTGAATATGAAAAATATCAAATTGAATATCGTGATATATTTACAGTGCAAGAGTTAATACCTTTTGAACCGGCAGGTAGTACTGCATATTATCAACGTGATCAGTTGTCAAGAAATTATCTAGCAAATTTACAGCAACAAGCTATATTACAAGGTGACCTAGATAAAATACGACGACAAATATACGATCAAGTGCAACCAGTACAAGGTGCAATCGATGCATTAGAAACAGAACTTTCAAAAGTTCCGGACAATTTTTTACAAAGATTGCAAGATTTGTTTGGTCCAGATTCAGATGTTCAAAACATTTTATTTGATTCTGCAAATACATTAGGTGATATAAATGCTTGGGTACTCCAGAAACGTAAAAACGGTGGTGAAACCAAAGAAAAAGGACGGAAAGAATCATTTTTTGCATTAGTAGAAACTGAAGGACAGATTAGTCGCGATTCTTTGAGTAAACAAGCAGAAGATGAAATTTTTTCTGGTATAGGAGCTCCGGACAAGCCTTTCTGGCATATTAACGGTCGTTCGGATGATGATATTTGTAAAACTATGATATCAGCTTATTCATCAAATGCTCCATCACCAAAACTGCTTTTACTGAATGAAGCAATGATAGGTTCGTTGAATAATGCAACAAAAGATGGTGGAGCATTTGAAGTTAGTATCTCAAAAGATCGAATTTTTCAAAAACCAAGCCGCGGCAATTCTAAAGATCGTATTAATCGATTAATGAAGGATGCTAATTATTTCAAAGCAACAGTTGCCAAATATATTTATGTTGTTATATTACAATCTGCTAAAGTTCATGGTGAAACATATGAACCGTCCGAGTTTCCGACTGACATTTATGCTGCTATTGGCGTACCAAATTCTACATCAGGCGATCTTGTAACCATATGTGAAAAAGTGAATGAATTTTTACTGCAAGTTAAACAAACTTTAAAAGAAGTTAAAATAGAATTATTAGATTTTGATGAAAAACTTATCAATTCAAACGATCCAGAAGAATTGATTTCATTACAAACACAAATGGCTGCTGTATTAGCATTGCAAGACAGATTACGTACTGATGTGTTTACATCTATTGGTAACATTGATGCATATATTACTGATCAGCATGCTCAATTGCTAAATCGCATTGTACAATCAATTGAATTTGTACGTCAACGAGTGAAAGATAAAAATGATAAATACTATATTACATGGCCTGGATTGTCGACAGCTCGAGTAAGCAAATGGAAATCAGATTATAATTTCAAACAGCATCAGCCAGCTGGTACTTAAAAATCTCTATAGTTTCATAGGCTCATATTTATTATTGAATGTCATTAAATAGATTTACAAATATAACAGAGATCCGGGAAACACCTGGATTAACACGCGGAATATCGTGGCCACAAAATGCTATTGAGTTATTAGAACTTGATGAAATAAAAGTACGGCCAGATGAAACGCCTATAGTCGAAATTCATATTTATACACCGACAAATGAAGCATATCTAGGCGGTGGTCCAACTACCGATTTTGTAATTCAAGGTGATAAAATCTATATAGATTATGTCAAAACTTTTGCAAATCTTAATATTAAACGTGGATTTTTCAAAGTATTAGTAAATGTTTATTATGAAGTGATTGGTACATATGATTATCCATTGCTTAAAATAACTGACATTTCAGCTGATGGTCGTGAGTTATTACTGACAGTGTTCAGGCCGCGCGCGGAAGCATCTGTACCGACTGACATCATTTCTACCTTTTTAGATTTGTATCCAAAAGCTTTACAACGAGACTTTGCATTAAATTTTGGTGAAAATGAAATCATACGTATCATCAATTACAAATCTTATTTGGATAACAATGTTTTAGCTGTACGTACGTTAACTCCACTACCAATAGATTTTGCAGAATTATCACGTTGCAATTTAGTTGAACTTGTTTCTGATGCATGGATAGACAACATCAGTTTAGATCAGTTGGCACCATCGCCAGAACTTAGCACGTTACGTGGACCTAATTTTGAAATTGAGTCTGGTTATACTACAGTTACAGAAACTGACTTTCTGAATTGGAATCAGTTGTTAGGTTCCAATTTAAGTACATCGCAAAAAATTGTAGATTCATTTTTCTCAGGTTCGATATCAGGAGTTGAGTTAGGAATTGATTACACTGCATTTCCAGAATTTGTTTATTATTCATCGGCTGCTGAACGAGTAGCTGGTTTCAAATCAAAATTAGAAACAATTGAATATTACAATAATCGATTAACAACATTAGCTAATACTAGTGGTTCATCATCTGGTTCGTTGTCTGTTAACATTGCAAGTACTACAAAGAAACGTGATGATGTTATTGGACGATTTGATTCATTCGAGCGATGGTTATACAATGAACCAACTGCTAGTATTTACACTCATGGTATCACTGGTAGTTTTGTTAAAATAGGTATTGAAGGAGAAGCTTTTGCAGTTTCGCCATATCCTAAACATGTTGTCAATGGCCAATATGCATTATACCCAACTACTGCATCGGTAGCCGATACATGGTACGATACATTGTTAGAGGCAGCAATATTATACGATGAAAACAATCCATATGGCTTAACGAAATCAATTCCACAACATATTCGTGAAGATGCTAACAACAGCGAGTATGAATCATTTGTTAATATGATTGCTCACCATTTTGATATATTGTATACATATGCAAATGCATTAACTCGTGTACATATCAAAGAAGAGCATCCTAAACGTGGTATTGACAAAGATGTATTGTTTGATATTGCTCGTTCACAGGGCTGGCAGTTAGTTAATGGCCAACAAGCCAGTCAACTCTGGCGATATAAGTTGGGTACAAATGTTTCAGGTTCGTTTGCATCTACCGGTAGTATTTTTTCTCAAAGCGATGAAGCAATTACTGGAGAGGTTTGGCGTCGTATTGTTAACAACTTACCTTATATATTAAAAACGCGTGGTACTGAACGGTCAATTAAAGCATTGTTAAATATATACGGTATTCCACAAACAATACTCAGTATTCGTGAGTATGGTGGACCGATGGTAGGTAATGACTGGCCGGCCTTAACTGAAGATCGATATTCGTATGCAGCATTTTTTAATTCAGGTTCGCATATAAAATATGCAACTAATTATATAAGTTCAAGTATTGGTAATTGGGGAATGACCCGAGGTACCAACAATGTAATACCGGTTCAGACGCGCGAGTTCAGATTTAGGCCAGCATATACCGGAAGCATGTTATTGTATACACAGTTAGATCAAAATAATGCTCCATTGACGCAAATTGCTATACAACATACTGGATCATATTCTGGTAGTGGTTTATATGGACGAATCAATGTGTCTTTCGGTCGTGCAATTTCAAACATAATACCAATGACAGCGTCATCAGCTTGGTTGCCGTTGTTCAATGGCGAGTTTTGGAATTTACGATATGGATGGTATACGACTGGTTCACATTTTAACACTGGATCAAATACTGATACTACATATAATATTCAAGTACAACAATCATCTGATTTTATACGAGGTAAAATTAATTTTTCATCAAGTATTGAATTTACACCGACCGCAGGAAATCATTATCTAGTATGGAGCCGTCCAGGAACTACACCATTAAACTATGTGTATATCGGTGGTACAACCGGTTCAACAGACACATTTAATGTAAATACCTATCTAAATAATATGTTAGGTGGCAGGCCTGGTACATATTCTGGATCGATGCAAGAATATCGTGAATGGTTAGAGTATTTAGGAAATGATGCTTTTGATGAACATACATTTAATCCAACGTCTTATGTGAGTTATTTATCACCGAGTAGTTCGTATGATACATTGGTTCGTCATTACACATTAGGTACTGACATTATCGGTGTTGCTTTAAACACTCCAGGTACTATCATTTCATCGAGTCATCCTAATTATGTGATAAAAGATTTTATGATGACCAGCAGTTACAATTCAAATGCTTATGCATATGGATTCGTAGTGCCATCTGATCCGCAACGTGGAAATTTTATTCCAGTAGAAGAAACATATTATATACGCGGAGCTTCATTAGGAGCTTCTAATCCGCGATCAGAAAAAATACGTTTAGAAGACAATTACCTTATACGACGTTTATCGCCAATCGTATCTGCAGAACGTTCTAGTTTTGATACAGCACCTCTCGATTCAAACAAATTAGGATTGTTTTATAGTTTTGCAGATCAGGTAAATAAAGATGTATTCAATCAAATTGGACGTGTTGAATTAGATGATTACATCGGCGATCCGGATGATGAATATGAATTAGTTTATGAAGACTTAAAACGTTTTTCATCGCATTACTGGAAGAAATTTACAAATAATTCAGACGTTAATTCATTTAATCGCATCTTTAGTCAATACGATTTTTCGGTTTTCAATCAGATTAAACAGACATTACCGTTACGCGTTGATGATGTGACTGGATTATTAATTGAACCTAACATATTAGAACGATCAAAGGTACAGATAACAAAACCTATCAAAGTTGAGAATCCTCAATATGAATTTAGTTTAGGCGATATACCACCAACCGGTAGTGGTGTCGTTAACGTACCGTACGAAGCATTGATTGGTAATGATGAAACAACTGTTTATACACCTTCCGCCATATGGCAAGATGTGTATTTAGGTGAAACTAGTCTAGTTAAAAATACTGGCAGTTCCAATTATCATACAATAGAAACATTGCCGGTAGATGAATTACGTTCATACACAGCATCGTTTATCAGATCAAATTATTATGTGAGTGGTGCCCGCAGTTATGTAAATACTTATTATGATAACCAAGATGTTCTTTTCAGTCCTACTAGCACCGCCACAACAATTGAATGGATGGACAACACCGCGCCGTTAGGTACATACGATTGGCAGCAAAAAATTGTGGAAGGTACTGGATCAGCATGGTTAACAGTGAATGGACCATTGGCGGCAGGTCAGTATACTAATCAGATCCGAATGAAATTGAATTCATATAATCCGTATGATACGGTGATACGACCAAAAATAAAACTGCAAGCTAGTTCGTCAGTCGCGGCTGTAAACTATACAGCTGCATTAGTTCGTACGGAAACTGATGATATACATTCACGTATTCTATATGTATATGATGTGCAGACTGGTGTCACTGATAATAATGTGCTGTGTGATATG